CTACCTAACAACCAAATAATTCACAAACCCCATATCGTCCACATAGCTGACCGCACGAAAGCCCAATGCATCAGCTATTCTGCCCCTTAACCGCCAAATTTCACTGTCATACTCATTTTCATCACCAAAATATTCACCCCTAAAACGAGGGATAAGATGAGGTAGAATTTCATGAGTGTTGTGTTGGTAGGCAACAACAAAGGTGATTTGTTTGGCAAGAGTGTCATCGTCTATTTTAAGCTCTTTTTTGATGACTTCTACCGCTTTATCCCCAACCAAATCTTGATTGTTAGCAATTTCTTTGATGGGTATGCGGTAGCTGTGCAAATATTCGCCATAACGCTTGGCAATTTCTTTGTTTTGTGTGGCACAAATGCCATCATAGCGATTGGCAGACCGAGTGCGTCCGATAAGCAAGCTGCCGTTTTTGATTTTGACTTTGGTTTTATTAAAACTGCCGTGATATAGGGTAAGATCGTTCATTGTAAGATTTTTTGGTCAATTTGTCTCATTATAGCAGGATAAAAAGCCAAAAACAAAGCACCCCAAACTTTACACTTGGGGTGCTTTTGCCCTACTTTGCTATTGCAAAAATTTGATAATCTCCACCAGCTTATCCTCGATATGGCGAATGACCAGTTTTTCGGCTTGGTTTTGTTTGTCAAAATCAAGGTTGATTTGATGTTCTGCCAATTTGTCTTTAATGAGCTTAAAGTAGATGTCAATCATCGTGGTGTCGGTTGGTTCTTGGATGGTTTCATCTTGCTTGGTGCTTGCCTGAGCAATCAAGGCGTATTTCTTTAAGCAAACATTCAATTCATCAAGGTTTTGGATTTCAAAGTTTTCAATGACTTCATTGCACTCATCATCCTCCCAAACCGTCAAAAATACCTGCTTGTCAGTAACTTTGCCAATAATTAAATAACAGTTGACACCCCGAAACCAAAGTACGCCATCGTCCATCTCGCAGTCAAAATCCACCACACCATACTCTTGAACATAGTTTGCAATCGCTTGAATATCTAACATTTTTAACCTCTTAACTTGTTAATTTATAAGGCACATACTGCCGTACTCATAAAGCGTAGTCCAGTCTTTTTGCAATGAATTTTCACTTTTTAAAACTTAACCAAAATATTGTCCTCGTAGCCAATTTGTGCGTTAATGCGAGCATTGACAACAATCCGCTTAAAGCCCCCAACCCTTTGCCAAGTGGGTGGCTCGTACTGCTCTACATAAGCCATATAATCCATCAATTCGCTTTTGGTGGAGCTAAAAAAGATAAAAGGTGGACGCACAAACTGCATCAGCCGTAAAAATTTCGTCATACCAAAATAGCCGTGCTTGGCATAAGCCCCCTGTGCGGTGCATAGATAAGGTGGGTCAAGCAACAGTAAACAATTTGGGGTGTCTTGGTATTTTTGTAACAGTTTTTCAAAATCTAGGCATTCAAGGATAAGCCCGTCAAGATAGCCATCTGCATTTGGATAATCAGTTTTGACAATGCGGTTATAAAAGGTGCTTTCGGCTAAAAATTCGTCCAAGTTAGCAACTTGTCGCCCGCTAAACAGCAACCAACCTGCTAAGGTTTGCACATCAACAAAAGTCCCGTTGTCGGCACTTTTGCGGATATGGTCTAGGACTTTGGCTTTGGCGGTGTTTGACAATTTGGCACTTCTTGGCTCGTCTTTTAAAATTTCAAACAGCTCTTGGCGTAAGCGGTTGGTGTCATTGATGTGAGCAAGGCGGTCAGCATAGCCGTCAAAGTCGTTATAAATGACCGTTGCCTTTGGCAAAATACGCTTGGCGTTGTGAGCAAGCAGTCCAGAGCCACCAAAGACATCAAGCACGGTCAAGCCTTCTCCATCATTGGCAACATTGTCTTTTAAGATTTTTTCAAAATGCTTTAAAAACATTCGCTTTTGCCCTGTGAATGGCAAAGGAGCGGTTTTGTGGTGTTTGGTAGAAAGTGAATTGAGTGTCATAAACTTATCCTTTTAAAGTTAAAGGCGTTCAGGACACTCAAAGCGTTTGGATTGTTGGGATTTAGGTTAGATTAGGAATAAAAAACCGTCATCAAGTGGCTTGCGATAAACTGTGCGACTTGCGGACTTAACGGCGTTTCCCGCAGCCCGAGCTTCCGTAGCGTTGGTCTCATCCAATCCTTTGCAAAGCCCATCATTGACAGTCGTTCGCCCCCTGACAGCCATCTGACCCCGTCCGTTTGGCACAGCGATGATATCGGCACAATTGATGTTGATGGCGGATGAGCCGACCCCTGCCAGTAGCGTATGGTGTGCGTCCGCCCAGCACGACCCCTGTTCAGTCTTGCCAGAAATGCGTTCCACTGACCCCAAGTCAGCCATAAGGCTAAATGGTGGGTATTCTCTAAGACCTGCGACCAAGAATACTCTACGGCGTTTTTGGGGGACTCCGAAATAACGGCTGTCAAGCACTCGCCAAAATCCCACATACCCGCATTGGGCAAGCGTTTCAATGATTGTTTGTAGGTCTTTGCCATTGTTTGAATTGATGAGACCTGTGACATTTTCAAGCACGACAAATCTTGGCTTAATTGCTTTGATAATCTCAATAGCATCAAAGAACAATCCTGTGCGTTTGCCGTTAAGTCCTGCTCGTTTGCCTGCCATTGACACATCTTGACAGGGGAAACCGCCGATGATGACTTGGGCGGCTCCGCCATCTGGCAGGGCTTGGAGTTTTGGCAAGCAGGTTTGGACATCGTCAAATTGCTTGGCGTGGGGGAAGCGGTCTTGTAAAACCGCTCGGCAAATGGGGTCAATTTCCACTTGCCAGCTGGTGTGAAAACCTGCGTTTTCAAATCCCAAGTCAAATCCGCCAATGCCAGCAAAGAAACTGCCGACACTGGGTTTGGATTTTGAGGATTGTTTGAGGTTAGGGGTGGATTGGGTTGGTTGGGGGGTTGTTTTGAGCATTCATAGGTTTCCTTGTTTAAAGGGTTATGATGCTCGTGGCATTCTTTGGTTTGCGTGTTAATTTGATTTAAAGTTTTGCATCTTGGGCATTTGATGGCAAAATTGCCTGTGCCAATGGCTAAAAGTTTTTTGCAATTTGTGCAACGCTGTTTCATTTTTTGCGTAATCCTATGGATTTTGTGGTAAAATAACACCGCTTAGCTAAGCAGGCGGTTCTTTGGGCTTACGCACTCAACCTGCGTGGCTGGTATGGCAATTTCCAACATTGTCATACCGACCGTCTTTTTTCTTCCTTTAATAATCAGTAATTATGTCATTTTGCATTCCCCTGTAAGCCTTGTAGATAAACAGTCTTTTCACCACGCTTGACAGCCGTCAAAACTTGATTTCTTTGACCTTTTCCGTCTTTTTTAAAGCCCAAATGTACCCACGCCCCATCACCTTTGTTTGGAAACTCCAAAATCAGCTGGTCAAAGGCAATCAAGCCTTTGTCTCGCATTTGTTTAACCTCTTGGGCAAATTGGGTGGAGGTGAAGTCTGTGGCATCGCAGTCAGCAGCAAGCCCCAATTTATGAGCCGAATTTTTTGAGCCTTTGACAAGCGTATTTACCCGCTCATTTCTAAACCCTGACGACACGATAATCCCAATCGGTCTTTGGTATTTTTCGTTGAGATAAGCACGCACCTTTTCTAACTGCTGGGCGGTATAGATAAGGTTGGCAAGTTCATCAGGGTTTGGCGTGTTATCGATGCCGTGGCGAATGGCGGTGCTACTACGGGTCATTTCACGATAACTAAAATTTGGTGTGAGTTTGGTTGGGTAACTTTTCGGTTTTGACATAATAGCCTCCTAATTTATGGTTAATTATCCAAAATGGATAAATGGCGAACAATCTCAGCAAGCTGATTGGGGCTAAACCGAAAGCCTTGGTTTGAACCAAAAATGGCGTTATAGCACCACTCAGAACAAAAGAATTTATCTGCGTTTTGTGGTAGTCCCGCCACACAGCCCAACGCCCCTAAAAGGTCATAATCCGAGCCGTGATTTTGTCGGTAATAATGGGCAATTTGTTCGGGCGAAATGCCATCAAGGGCGATTAAGTCCCATTTGTCAGGATTTAAGGGCATTATTTTGGTGCGGACACCGCCTTCACGCACGCTTGATGAATAGCATTGGTAACGACCGTCAGGCAAGGCGATGGCAATCTCGGTGTGGCTATATTTGCCCCTTGTAAAAAAGCGGGTAATGCCATCGCACAGACGGTGAGCGAGCTTATCGCCACGCCCACGGTAACAGGCAAGATAGACTTTATTCATTGGTTACTCCTTGTTCGTAAATGGCTGTCCACCCCTTTGAATAATCGTATTCCAAGGGATTTTGTGCCTGCAACATTGCCAAACGGTGCTTTTCAGCATTGGCAAAATCGGCTTGTTCAGCCTGCAAAATCGTCATCGCAAGCTCGGTAATGAGTGCCTTGTCCATTTTCACAAAGCTGTTATCCATCGTTTTCCACATCAAATCTGCTGGCAATTCTGGCAAAATTTGTAAGGCAAGATACTGCGTGCGAGAGCTGTCATCGGTATGAAACCACTTTTTGACCGATTTGACATAGACCCCGCCACGAGTGGCAGTGTGGCGCTTCTGTTTGATTTGTTCCCAAATTTCGTCTTGCAAGGTGGATTTGGCGGCACTAAGCACCCAATTGCCATCTTGCCAAGTGTGATGAATGGTTGGGCGTGGACTAGATGCCGTTAAGTCTGACTTGATATGACAACCTTGACCCAGCTTGACAAACAGGTTTTGATAAGCATCTTCATCAATTTCTATTAAATCATCAGGCAGATTTGGATAATTTAGCGATAAATCATAAAAGGCTTGGGCTTTTGGGCTAAAATACTTCATCTTTTTCTCCTTAATAACCAATGGCAAACCAATAACAACCTTGACTTGGATACACCCAGTTAAAGATTGAAAAGCCTGTATTGGTCACAGAATGAACACCAAAGGCTTCGTGGCTGTCTGAATCTCGAGAATTTACTTTAAGGGTTAGGCTAACATTCAAAACACTGTTGGGAAAAGCAACTGGGAACACAACAGCACTATGGTCTGGTTTGTTGCCCCATTGTAAGATTAAACCGTTAGGCAATTTTTGGTAGCCGTTTTCATTTTTGTTATTAGCAAAATCGGTCAAGTTTAAAGTTGTTGCCAAACTCACATTCCCCGACCCATCAAAATTGACATTACCAGTTACTGCTCCTGTTAAGGCGATTTTGCGGGCGGTTTGGAGCTTAGTGGCGGTAGGCGAGTTACTATCACGAGCAACAATGAGTTTACCTGCCGTATCACTTGATACCGTAATACCATTCGTGCCTGTGATTTGGGTAGATGAGCCAACGGACGCTGTTTGTCCTACACCACTTGCCACGATGTTTAAGAATGTGTTGCTGTTTGTCGTAGCGGTGTTTGCCGTGCCTGTAGCGGTGGTGGCGGTGACAAGCCCGTGCGTTTGGGTCAGACCTGCTGTTACACGACCCTTAGCATCGACCGTTACTGAGTTATAAGAGCCAGCAGTTACGCCAGAGTTTGCAAGGGTTATGGCGATATTGGCATTGGCTGACCCATCAAAATTGGCTTGACCTGTGCCATCACCTGTGATGGATAGAGTACGAGCAGTTTGTAGTTTTGTGGCAGTAGGAGAATTATTGTCACGAGAAATAATCAATTTACCAGTTGTGTCACTCGAAACTGTAACGCCATTAGTCCCTGTAATTTGCGTACTTGACCCAACAGATGCAGTTTGTCCCACGCCAGATGCCACGATGTTTAAGAATGTATTACTGTTTGTCGTGGCGGTATTTGCTGTACCTGTGGCGGTGGTGGCGGTAACAAGTCCGTGCGTCTGTGTCAAACCTGCGGTAACTCGTCCTTTGGCGTCCACCGTTACTGAGTTATAAGAGCCTGCTCGTACGCCAGTATTTGCCAAAGTCATTGCACCTGTGGCATTTTGTGAGCCGTCAAAATTGACACTCCACGAGCCATCGCCTGTCATTGCGATATTGCGGGCGGTTTGGAGCTTGGTGGCAGAGGCGACATTGCTTGTGGTGGTAGCAAGGTTATTTGGCTTGCCTCGTATGGCGTCCCATGTGTTTGATAGCTCCGTCCACGCATTCCAGCCTGTTTGAGCATTGTTTCTTGAGCGCTCAAAGGTTCTGTGGCTTGCAAAGGTGGTAAACCGCTGTCTTAGACCATAAGTACCGGGCATGACCTCCAATGTACCCGCTTCATTTGGCACAGGATAATGTCTTTCAGCCAACGACTGATTATTTGCCCCCTGCCCATAAATACCCCATTTGGTAATGCTATCCAAATCTTCGGTACTGATTTGCCTAACATCGTAATCGGTAATATTAGCGATGGTATGTGTGTGGCTTGATGGCGTAAAATTACTAGGCTTGCCGTCAATCTCGTTCCAGTTGTGGCGGTGGCTCGTCAAAGTATTATTGATAGTCGCAATCTTCTCATCAAGCACCTTGCCTTGCAAGGCAGTCAAAGCCTTTGCCGTAGAATTGTCTGTCAAACTATTGGCAAGCACCTGCCTGACAATGAGCTTGCCAGCCGTGTCTGATGAGACGGTAATACCATTCGTGCCTGTAATTTGGGTGGATGAGCCAACAGATGCAGTTCGACCCACGCCACTTGCCACAATGTTCAAAAAAGTATTGCCGTTGCCTGTGGCAACATTGGCTGTCCCTTGTGCGGTAGTGGCAGTTACAAGTCCGTGCGTTTGGGTCAGTCCTGCTGTTACACGCCCCTTAGCGTCCACGGTTACTGAGTTATAAGAGCCTGCCGTAACACCACTGTTTGCAAGCGTTAAAGCACCTGTGGCATTTTGTGAGCCGTTAAAATTCACACTCCACGAGCCGTCCCCTGTCATTGCAATATTGCGAGCGGTGGCAAGTTTGCTTGCTGATACCGCATTTTCGGTTTTGCCAAGTTTGCCACTATTGACCACCCCAATCTGCCTTGCCAGCTCATTTTTTAGCCACAGTGTGCGGTTGGCAAGCTGACGTGGAGCTCTATTGTCAATGCCGTTTTCGCCGCCCATCACAGGGTCGGAAGTTTCAAGCTGATAAATACCAGCTTCCCAAGTGGATGTTTCTTGCAAGTTTGCCATAATCTTTTCCTTACAAATTAAAGTCGGTTAAGCTGTGCCACGAGTGTATTTGCCGTCTCGGATAATTTTGCCATTATGCCGAATGCTTGCCTGTGTAAAATCAAGAGCGGACAAGATACAGCGAGCAGGAGCAAAGGCGGACAAAGTCTTTCTAAGCAGGTTCGCCTGTTCAAGGGTAATAGGTTCGTGAATGATAATGCGGTAATACGCCCAGCGGTCAGAATGCCCATAGTTATAGACACCATCTCGCCTTGTGATTTCGCTATTATGTCGTTTGCCACCAAAGCCCTCTTCAAGCGTGGCATTGCCAAAGCCAAGTCGTCTGACAATCTCTTTGACTGCCCACGGCGTGCCTTTATAACGGTGCAGGTCATACGCCCCTTTAATCAAATTTCGCCTTGCTTCATCGCTCTCGGCAAGCCAATAGCCATCCACCCCAGCGACGCTCATACTCTCTGCCAAAATCGGTAAATGCTCACTGTCTACCAAATCAATCAAGCGAATAAGGAGCTTATCTATTGGCAAATCATCAAGGGCAAGCCCCAAATCCGCCAAAGCGGTAAAGGTTTGCTCTTTGGCGATGACATCGGCATAAATCAGTGAATTGTCGGTTAAGGTATCAGCCATCGGTTTGCCCCACAATACGGATATTGATGTGATTACAAATGGCGACCGTATCAGGAGCAATGGTGGTCAAAGCAGGGCTAATCAGTTTGACATCATAAACACCAGCCACTTGCAAAGTTTTGGCGATGTTTAGGGGAACGACATCTTGCCCCAATTTGCTTTCCACTTCTTGCTTATAAGCATTAAAAGCACTTTTGGCATTTGCTAAGACTTCATCAGCATTTACCCCTGTAAAGACGGTCAGCTCGGCATTTAGGCTAAAATTAACCACGTTTGCAGAATTTACGGTAACGGTATCGCATAGGGGGCGTACCTTTTCATCATTTAGGGCTTTGGCGACCTCACGAATTAAGTTATCCGAGACAGGCATAGATTTGCCCAGCAAATGTACCGCCACCGTCCCACCAATCGGCTGTCCTTGACGGTCTATGGCATTGCCCACATAGACATCAATAATCTCTTGGCTCACCGAGCGGGCAAAATAAGCATACGCCCCTTTTGAGCCTGCGTTACTAAACCGCTCAAAGGCAAGCATAATCCGCTCTCGGTAGCTTTCGTCATTTTCCACATCCGCCCCATTTTGGCTAATGGCGGTATTTTTGGCGGACACTGTGATGGTGGGGTGTGGGCGAGTTGCCAGCGTGTTGATTTGCCCTACTGCATAGCCATTGCCCAGCGTACCTGTTTGGGTGCAGATAGCATTGAGACGGATACTTGGGCGGTTTTGAGTCAGCTGTCCGCTCTCTGTGGTAGCAAAAGCAACATTGCCCGCCAAAACTTGTGTACCTTTGCCAATTTGAATGGTTAAATTGCCAATCTCAGAAGGACTAACGCTAAATTCCAAAACAGTATCCGCAGGCTGTGCAGACAGGCGATGTGTGCCAAAATCCGCCCCAGCGACATCAAGCATTAAGCCTGTGGCGTATGGGATATGTTGCTGACGATAGGCTTCGTTAAGCTGTTTTCTAAGTAGTAGCTCTCGATAAGCAAAAGTATTGATGAGTAAGCGTTCAATATGAGCAGGTTGCAATACTTTGCCCGCTCGGTGTTCGTAGTCTTTGATTGTCTGGCTTAAAATTGTGCCAATGTCATCGTCCACGATTTTAAGATTTTCTCGTTTTGGTAATGCCACGCCTTGCCCCTACAAGATAAATTCGCTTTTATAAATCTCGCCCTTAACACCGTCCGCCACTTGCCAATCCAGTATCATCGTCAAATGCGGTGCTTGCCCCGTAAAATAAATGTCTTTGATGATGGCTCGTTTTTCCCAAGTTTGCAGTGCCAAATGAATCTCACGCACCACATTAGGGATTAAAATATCAGTTGGTGCATCCAAATAGTCCAAATGAGCCGAGCCAAAGGTCGGACGCAAGACATCAGAGCCTTTTTTGGTGGTCAAAATAATCTCGATACAGCGATGAATGTCATCAATATCAGTCATTGCCGTGCTGTCAGGCGATAATTGCCAATGGCGGTGGTTGGTGGTTGTCATTTTGACCTACAAAAAATACACCCAAAGTGATTGGGTGTATTGTAGGAGGTTTTGGAATTTGGGTCTTTTAAAGAGTTTTAAGAAAAATCTATGGCGTGCCAGTTCTGCTATTGCCACCAGCGACACCGCCGTGCTTATGTTTTTTAAGGCTTGTGCCACTTGCAATTACATCATTGCCCGCTCTAACTGTGCCTGCAACATTCATATCGCCTGTGCATTCAGTAACAGGCGTATCTAGTTTTACTTGGTTGGCGGATTTTATCAGTACATCGCCACTTGTTTCTACGATGATTTGTCCGTTTTGGCGGTTGTGGCTGATGACGGTGTCATTACTAAATCGCTTGACCCACAGCTCGCCATTGCTGGTTGGTGTGGTATCTTTGTCATTATAAATTACCCCAAGCACCACACCGCCATCGCCACCCGCATTCATCAGGCACACGGCGGTCGCCCCCACATCGGGCAAGGCGTAGAACTGATTGCCACCTACTCCCATTGTAATAACAGGTAGCCAGTCGCTCTGCATATTTTCCAAGGCATTGAAAGTTACTTTCACTTTATGGCTTTTTGGGTCAATTTCACTGACTTCACCAAATTGGAGCGTGGCGGATAGGTTGTTATGGGCGTAGTTCATTGAGTGTTTTCCTGTGTTTTGTTGTCTTTTGGGTCAATGTATTCAAGCATTTTAATCTCAATCGTGGTTAAAAAGCCTTGGTTATTTAGGGTATGGCGAGCCTGTTTCACCAAATATTTGCCACTAAATTTGCCAAAGTCTTGCACCATAATCGTCTGCCCTGCCACCAGCATGGCATTGCCCACCAATTCAATCTCCCCTGCGATTTGCTCGTCCGCTTGGTTTTGGGCGTGGGCATTTGCCATTGCTTGTGCTTCGCCGTCTGTGGCATTGTTGGGGGCGGTGATTTTTAGGGTGTCGGTGGTGGTAGGTTTTGCCCCTTTTCTTTTGGGTTTGGGCTTGGCGGTTTTGGTAATAGTTTGTTTACTTTGGGTATTGTAGGTGGAAACCTGTACTTCGCTTGGTGTGTCTTTGATGACATCACGAAAACGCACATCAATGACCGATGTTTTGTCCAGTACCGCCACCGCTTCATTTTCGCCAAGTTTCTCATTGTCATAAAAAACCAAAGTCTTATCCACAATCTTAAAGCTATGCCCATAAGTTTTAGCAAGTCGGGTCAAAAACTCCACATCTCGCTCTTGATACTGGGTAATGGTTGTGATTTTAATCTCACGAATTTGCCCTGTTAGAGACAGATTTAGGCGTTTTGCCACCGTGCGGACAATGTCGGCAAGCGTGGTGTCTTTATAGACTTTGGCTTTGATGGTGCGATTGGCTTTGCTAATGCCTGTGGAGAGTGCCTTTAACACAACAACAGACGGCGGATAGCGGTATTCAATCTCGCTAATCTCAAATCGCCCAAGCGACATAAGCTCGCCTGTATCATCCGCCAGCGACAATTCCACGCCATCGCCATTGTCAGGATACCAATCATACAGCCAGTCGCCATTCACATCCTCAAGCGTTAAAGTAATTTCGTCCGATTGGTCGGAGAGATAATCGGTATAAGTGATTTCCAGTAGGTATGGCGTAATGGCGTTTGTGATGTCTTTTTGCTCATAGATGACGGCAAATTTGGGCTTGTCGGTGTTTTGTATCATTGTGGGTCTCCAATGGTCAGTCTCTAAACCAAGGGGGCAAATTGGCATTTTTGGCTTGCGATTTTTGGATAATCGGTACAAGCACGGTGGTGCCTGCGGTCAAGGTTTCAGATAGGGCAAGCTGTGGATTGGCGTCCATAATCCGCCCAATCTCATCCACCGTGCCATAATAGCGATGGGCGATTAAGTCAAAGCGGTCGTGTTCATTGCAGGTGTGGATTAGTACGCTACTCATCTAAACAGCTCCTTTAATGGTTTTTTACTGGCAATTTTGGCGGTCAGTTTAGACACGGTGGATTTACCCACGCCCATTGCACCGATTGCCCCTGTAAAGGCGGTCTTTGCCTGTGTCAGATTGCCACTTTGCACCGCCCCAATACCAACACCTACCTTGCCCAGCGTATCCGCCACCGCACCGCCAAAACTGCCCATACCGTCCAATTTATCAGCATAAGCGGACAAAGCAGGAATGTTTGATAAGCCTTTGATAATGCCAGTGCCGTCTGAGACGATTTCTGATAAGGTCAAAGCATAACGAGCAGGGTCGTTTTTGAGTTCATTTAGCAAGGCGATTTTTGCCCCGATGCCATCAAGCAGTCCTTCACTTCTATGCCACGCTCCCACATCTGCCATTAGGCTTGCTGTTTCAATATCTATGGGAGCATTGATACTGTCATCTTTAACTGATAAAAGCGGTACACTGTCCATCGTGGCAATAGCTGGCGTGGGATTGGGGGCGGTGGGGTCGCCGATAAACTCGGTCAAATCTACATCAATGTCCATCGCCAAAGTGTCGCCCGTGTCGTTTTGGGCGGTGGTGGTAACGGATAGTTTATCAATGGTGTAAAAGCCTATCATCTGCCCTGAGCCTGTAATCAGTGCCTGTGCATCTTGTGAGACAAAGGCTTGGTGCAATGCCTGATACTGCTGACCCACATCACCCAGTCGCCAATGCAGTCGCAAACTAAATTTGAGTTTATCAAGGAGCAATCCCAAGCCTTGCGTGCGTGGCTTGCCCTGTATGACTTCGTGATGGACAAATTTGGCGTTGTGCGTGGTGGTCAAGGCGGTAAAACTGTCGGTCATCTCAAAAGGGATTTGCCCCAGCATGGCGTACATCAGTAAGCTCTCCGTAGTTTGTCTTGTTGCATACGGTTAAACATTTTTTCAAATTCGGCTTGTGATAACTGCAAGGCTCTTTCAATTTTACCCACATCACCGCCATTTGCGTTAATGGTAGGATTAAAATGAATGGTAATGTTGCCTTGATTTTGGAGATTAGCATTGCCACCGTTTGCCATTCTTGCTTGGTGTTCGCCCACGCTTGTGCTGATTTGGGCGGACAGATTGCCCATTTTTGCCCCAAAGTTAGCGGTTACGCCACTTGCAAGAGAGCCAATGGCGGACACAGGTTTTTGACCGCCTTTATCAATACCAATCGCCAAGCCTTCGGACACCCACGAGCCAAATTGACGAAACACACGGCTAGGACTGTTAATACCAAGCATTCTTTTGGCGGTACCAGCGACATTGCCCACGGTGCTACTAATCGCCCCAACCACAGCTCCTGCCATTGATTTGATACCACCAATCAAGCCTTGAATGATATTGACCCCAAAGGTGCGAAAGCGACCAACCAAGCCACTTAAAAAGCCCCAAACAGCAGAAAAGGCAGCGGAAAAGGCGGAGACGGGGCTAAATCCAGCGATAACCGCACGCAGTCCTGCCACCGCTAGCGTAAAGAGTGAGCGAATGCCATTCCAAATACTGCCTGCCACCGCAAAGAGCGTGGATAACGCACCGCTCCACACACTAATGATGGTGCTTGCCACTGAGGCAACAATATTAACAATGCCAATAATGACCGCCCCAACGGTTTGACCCATTGACTTTGCCCCGTCGCCTGCCATTTGACTTTGGGCAAAAAATTGACCGAACCAATCTATGATTGGGGCAACAAGTGGGGCAATACTCGCCCATAGTCCACCAAGCACCGCCACCACAGGGGCGAGGGTGGCTGATAATTGACTGCCAATGCCGCTAAAAGTTGCTAATAATGGAGCAACGCCTGTCATAATGCCGTCCCACAGACCCATAAAGAATGAGCTAATCGGAGTCCAGTATTTATAAACCACCAACGCCACGCCTGCCAATGCAAGGGCAAGCCAACCAATCGGCGTGGTCAAAAGTGCCTTACCAAAGCCCATTACCGCCACTCTTAGGACATTGAACACCCCAGAGAGCGAACCCAAAGAACCAAAAGCGGAAGTTAGGGTGGTAATGCCTGATTTGACAAAAGTCATACCCCTGCCAAATGCCAATACTGCCGTTCTTGCTTGGCGTGAAGTTAAGCCAAATAACTGCAAGGCGGACGCTGGTTTGTTCATACTAAATAAGGCAAACGCCAATCTAAACTTTTGAAAAATCCCCACAAAACCAAGCAACTGACCACCCAAGCCAAAAATGGACAATGACAACCCATTTAACAAAAATCTGACAGCAATACCACTGGCACGAAAAGCAAACAAAGAACCCACAATCGTTACCAATCCTTTAACCAAAGCAGGATTGGCAGAAGTCCATTCAATCAGTCTGGTAACGATTGGACTAATCTGACCTACCAGTCCCACAATGGTTGGCAATACCGCAGAGCCAACTTTGACCCCCAAATCCACCATTTGATTTTTTAGGGTTTTGATGTGATTTGCGGTTGTGGCGGCTTGGTTGTCAAATTCTCGGCTCATTGAGCCAAGATAGCTTAGATTGCCTGATGGGTCTTTTTCATTGAGTAGGTCAAGCTGTCTACCATATTCGCCCACACTATTTGCCAAAAGCTGTACATCATCGTTGTAGTTACTGCCAAATAATTTTGTCAAAAAAGGATACTGGCCATCTTCTGGCAACTCTTTGATTTTTTGTAAAAATTGGGTAATTGCTCCTTGTGCATCTTCGTTCATCGCACGGGCAAATTCGCCTGTCTTGTAGCCAAGCCTTGCTAAGTCGTCATCGTATTTGCCCGTTTTCATCATCGCCATTGTAGAGAGCATACCCTCCATTGCTTGTGCAGCAAGTTCTGGCGGTTTACCCATACTCAAAAAAGTAGAACCAAGAGCCGCCGCCTGATTTTCGGTCAACTTTAATTGTCTAGCAGTACCGCCCACACGAGTAAGCACATTGACAATGTCGGCGGCATTTGAGTTGGCATTGTCTGACAAATGGTTAATGGCATCGCCAAGACGGTCAATGTTTTCAATCGGTACTTTTAGGACATTAGACAGCGTTGCCATTGCCTTACCAGCGTCTCCTGCTGCCATATCAAAGGCAACACCCATTTTGGCGGCGTTAGTTGCAAAGCCGAGCAGGTTTTCACGAGCCACGCCTGATTGCCCACCTGCGGCAACGATTTGTGCAATCTCTGTTCCTGCCATTGGAATGGTGTGGGTCAGCCTTAAAATGTCGTCTTGCATTTGTTTGAACTGCTGCGGCGTATCAAAATCCACCACTTTTTTGACATCCGCCATCGCACTTTCAAAGTCAATGGCAAGCTTGACAGGCATCGCAACCGTCGCCCCAAGACCCACCAAATCCATCGCTTCGCCCATCAGACTGCTACGAATTTGCCTAGCATTTTCAATATGGGCATCCACACGAGTTCGCATATCTGCCACACGATTGACACTTCTGATACTATCGCCAAGCCGATAATACTGCCCAATCAACTCGCCCACATTGCCAGACCCTCTGGTCATCGCACGGTCAATCTGTCCGCCCAGTCGTCTGTGTTCATCGGTTGCAATGCGAGTGGCTGACAGCAAGGATTGTACGCTACCGCCAAGCTGAGTAAAGGCTCTCATTGCCCCACCGATGGCGGCGGTTGCGACAATGGATATTGATAATTCGGTTGCCATAAGGTACAATAATCCTAATTATTTAAGGGGGAGTGTATGCTTGCAAGTGCGATTATTGGGTTTTTGCTTGGCTATGCGTTTGTTGCTTTGTTGCCTGCGGTGTGGAGTTTGCTTAAAATCTCCTTTGAGATTGTGCGTGCCTTGTTTGAGTTGTTTAGAGAGATTTACGAGTTAATTCGCTATGGCGTACAAGACCCCACAAAAGAACCCACCCCAAACCGCCCCTAAAAGGCGGTTTTTTGATAGCCTGCTTTGATTTGGCGGTTCGCTTGGGTTATCCAGCGTTTGACATCGCAGACGGTCATATTCTCCAAATCAAAATGCGAAAAGCCAAACCACCACGCAAGGTCAGCGATGGCTTCGTCCAGCTCCTCTACTTTCCCACCGCCATATCCTTCATCACCTCTTGTAGCTTGGCATAGTCGCTGATGTCAAGGTTATCAAGGTCTTCTGGCACAAGTCCTGTCAAGCTAGACAGTAGGTGCATTTCTTTGTCTGCATCGTTTTTGTGTTCGTTCATTTTTCTGATGTCTTTGACTTTGGCACGGCGGACACTTAGGCTGTCAAGGGTCTCGCCTGTGCCAAGCGTGATGGGAAAGTTAAGGGTAATGGTAATGCTCATAACAGCTCCAATAAGTGAATAAAATGTGTGGGGCAACCGTGATTGCCCCACCAGCGTTGCACGGATTATTATAGGGCGTGGCAAAGATAGGGTCTTTTAAAGGGTTTTAAGAAAAATTTAGATAAAAAAAGTGAAAGGCTGTTGCACTCTGTGAAAAAGTGGGGTATAATATCCCCAAAATATGCAAATATCCTAAGGTCTCAAAAGCCTTTATAACAAGCGGTAATCACTCCGTTAAGTGGTTTTTTTATGTCCAAAATTTGTGATTTGTTTTGGCATAAAAATAAAACTCCCAAAATATGACCGACAGTGCGAGGAATACAATACCTGCACGCAGGAAATAACTCCGCCAGACTTGTTACTGGTTTTGAGCTGTTGGTCGCCCTAATCGGGCTTACTATCAAAAGGTATAACAAGATGACAACTCAACTTGTCCCCACCCACACCGCCAATCTCAATGGCGAACTTCAACCCCTTGTAAATGCACGAGATTTGCATACTTTCCTAGAAAGTGGGCAAGACTTTTCCGACTGGATAAGAAAGCGTATTGAAAAATATGACTTTGTAGAAGGTCAAGACTTTTCCATAAATTTATGGAAAACCCCAACTGGCGGTCGTCCAACCACCGAATACCACATCACCCTAGATATGGCAAAAGAGTTATCAATGGTAGAACGCAACGAAAAAGGCAAACAAGCTCGCCGTTACTTCATTGCAATGGAAAAGCAAGCCCACAGCCAACACACCCTGCTAGACAAAGTGGACAACGACACCGCTTGGCTGATTGATGAACTCCAAGACGAAGTACTGCGGACACAGCCAGAGCTGTTAAAGCTCATCACTTATCGCAAGATAGGATTATCACAGCGGGAGATTGCCCTGCTTTTGGGGGTTGGACACGCCACCATTTGCCGTCGCCTAACCAAACTCGCTCGTCTTGGCTTTATTGACTACACACCCAATGAAAAGTATCAACAAATGGGGCGATTGGGCTACCAAGCCAAACAAGCAAAACAGCTAACTTTGGGGGTGTAAGATGAAGTACTCTCTAAGTGAACAGGATTTTTTTTAGCCTAACTTTGGTCAGTCAAAGTTTATTTGCTTACACCAATGCCTTAGACCAAAAGAAAGATATGGATTGTGTGGAGGACGCACATTCTGCAATCATTCGTCTCTTTTATGAAAGACTGCAAGCCGTCATTGACAATCTATCCAAAAACTAAGTAAAACCCCCAAATCTCACGGTTTGGGGGTTTTGTTTGGGTCTGGGTGTTAAGCCCCCACCACTCGCCGAAAATTAGCCAAAACATCCGTGCCACCCACACGGTACTCATTTTTAAAGGCATTAAAATAAAAGATTTCTTTGCCGTCCACCAGCTGGCGTACTTCGTGGGCTTGAAAAGTGCTGGCAAATTCTGCCTTTTCTTTGGGTTTGTAGCTTCCCAAAGGGTTTTTGGAGAATGTACCTGTCAAGATACAGACAAGGGGGACTTCACTTGCCAGTCCTTGCGCGTCGTGCTTTTGAATATCAGCACGCACCATCAGCTGCACCGCTTTAAATGGATGGTAGATGGTAGCAAATACTTCTTCATAAAAACTATTCCAAGTAATCTCGCCTTCTAGTGCTTCTACGCCTGATGGTAGTTTAATCGTGCCGACCAGCCCAAGCCCTTTGTATTCATCTTGGGAAATTTCCACATCAGGAAGCTTGATTTCACTGGCTTGACCCAGTAGGCTGTTACCATTGACATAAATATTGGCGTTAAAAATGGCGTTAATTTGCATTGTTATCTCCTAAAAAGTCGCCTCATTTCTTACCAGTCAAATTGACCAAGTATTTTCTTGTCATTACGCTGGCGTTGGTAATGCGTTCGGCAGGCAGTTTTGGCGTGTAGTCATAAACGAGCGGAATTTGCCCTTTGCTAAATGCGTCCACAAGGTCGTATTCATAATCCAATGACACCGAGTAGCCCACAATGGATTTAAGCGTTCCCAAATAAGTGCGAATGCCCTCGATAAGGCTATCAATTAACGCATCATCAATCGGTCTGTCCACATATTGCAGTTCAAACTGACGGATAGACTCATCAATGATGTCGCCTGTCCTTTGAGCGACTTCAAAGTTTTTGATATGGCTGACCGATGGAAAGCACGCTAGGCGGTTGCCCCAAGCCCGAAAGCCTGTGCCATAGCTGTTAAAGACGGTGGTAATGCCTTTTTCGTTTAGGCGGTTGGTCTCGCTTTGTGGGTCATCAATGCGAGCGGTCAAAGGGATTTCTAAGGCGGTTACACCGAGCAGTTCGTGGTTAGATTTTGAATGCCAGTAGCCTTTATCCACATCCACTTTCATACGCAGACCCGCCAAATGCGTGGCAAGGTGTTCTGTGCCAAGAATGCCCACGACATACGGATAGCACAGCTCTGCATGCTCGCTTGATGTGTTAAAGTTAATCGTGCCAGTTGCCCCACGCCCTTGTAGGACAGCAGATAAGCTAGTCCCTTTGGGGGCGTTGATATAAGCGATGGCGTTTAGTTTGGTTGCCATGGTAATCATTGCACTGCTTGCCGTGTCGGTCTTGTCATACTCTGGCACGATGATGATTTTGGCGTCCGCCCCAAATTTACCAAAGCCTTCGGTCAAAAGCTCCAAGCCTGTGCGTTTGCCTGTACTTGCCACGAATCCACCCAAAATGTCGGCTTCGGTAACTTTGGCAGGGTCGGTGTAAGTGTAGCTGATGGTTGGTGTGGTCGGCATCATCTTAAAGACAATCTCGCCTGTCAGCATATTGATGTCATATTCATGAGCATCTAACGCACGCCCCTCATCTTGGATGTTGTAGCCTTCTTGAATGGCAGGATAAGCGGTTTTTGCGATGAGTGTATTAGCATCAACAGTGAGTATCTCATCACTGATGAGCGTTTTGTGGCGATTGGGGTCGCAGACATTGACCACATAAGCAATGCCCGCTTTGTAGCGTGTCCAAATATGACCAGCGTCAGGCAAGGTAAAGCCCGATTTGGTAATTTCGTCCCCACCAAACTTGGCAAAGTCTTTGGCGGTTTGGCAAAGGGTCAGCACATTGACATCACCAATGGGAGCTGTCCCCACGATGGCGGTAATCGCTCCATTAACGGTATAGACAGGGCTAGAACCACCGTCAATGCGTTTGGTTTCGGTGCCGTGATGAAAAGACATAAAATACTCCTTTTAAGGGGTTTTTGGTTTTAACTTTTTGGTTTTAGGTTGGGGTTTAGCTCGTCTGTGGGCTGTCTTGTATGGACTTGCACCAGTTTGGGGTGGTTATCAGGCTGACAGACTTCCACACTTTGGGTCTCGGTGCGTACTTTCAGCTCATATTGCCAAGCCCCACCGTCTTGGTGCAGATAGCGTTCACTGACCAGATGAATTTTGTTGCAATGCTTAGGGCGAAAACCTGTGATGACCGCTCGCACCTTATCAAGTAGGGCAATCGCCCCCTTATCGTGATGGACACCACGCCCAAAAACGGTAAGCGAAAAGGTTAATTTGCGAGTTTGGACAATGGCGTGCGTGTCGTCCGTCATCTCATAATCCGACCCCTGATAACCAATCAGCACCGCCCCCACAGGGTGGATAAAGCGATAAGTGGCAGGATTATCAGGAAACAAATCCACTTCAATGCTGGGCAAGCCTTGACGCAGTTTTTCTCGCACGCTTGCCAAAATCGCCAAAGTAATACTGTCTGTCATCTGTAACCACTCCAATCTGATTTGCCACGAGAGCGTACTCGGTACGCCCCACGCTCTTTGTGCAAGGCGTTTTCGTTTTTGGCTAGGTCAGTGGCAAATAGGTGCATTTTGCCATTTTGGACGAGATTTAACATTTTTAAAGCATCGTCATAGGCAGTTTGCAATGGTTTTGGCATTTCGCTGGCGTTAATCCGCCGTTTATGTAGCCAATAGCGGGCAATGTCGCCACACCAAGTATTTAAAAGCGTTGGCACAGATTGCAAAGGCAGAGCATAACGCCCCGCCAAATAGCCGTCCGCCACTTGGCAAGCGTGGCTGATTGCCTTATCCACCACCGCCCAATCAGGCTCAGTGCCTTCATAATCATAATGGTTTTCCAAATTATCACGGCTAAGCTGGATAAGCTCTATCTTGCTACACAAGGCAACCATATCTTCACGGCTGACATAAGGGGCGGTGTGGTTCATGAGTTAAGCCTTTTTGCGAGTGGATTTTTTGGTAGTTTCAGTAGTAGCCACTTCATCGCTGACTGTGTCGTCATTAGCGATTTCGTCCACTTGTGGGGCGATTTCATCAGGTGTTGGTTCAGCTTGAACTTCTGGTGTTGGCTCTGATTCAAAAACTGGCTCGGATACAGGTTCGACTGGCTCATCTGACACATCATCAAGTAGCGTGGTATGGGCTGAGACTTCGGCATAGACATCATCAGGCAATTCAATCACCGAGCCTATGTCAATACGCACCAGCTCGCCATTTTGTTCAAGAATGAGCGGTGTGTTTACTTGGACTTTTTTCATTGCTTGCTCCTTATCTTAATAGGACTTTGACAGGTTCGTTTGCACCGCTTGCCGATGACAAGGCAATAAATTGCCCAGTCTCAGATTTAACGGCACAGCCTTGGGCGTCTGAGCCGACTTTGTCGCCTCGCTCAATCGCACCGCCAGACTCCACAATACCCACGCCTAGGATTTCTACCGCCACCGATTCGCCTTGTTTTGCGTCCACAGGGACAATCCCAAAAATAGGGTCATCGGCGGTGGCTTGTTTACCTTTGGCGGATACAAAACGGTTGCCGATAAGTTCGCTCATTGCCAGCATAGTAACGGCAACGATTGCTGATTTGGTTGTATTTGCCATTGTTATTCTCCTTGCAAAAGCGTGTTTTTGATGTGATAGCCGTGCAATGCCCACAGCTCGTTAATAGCATTATCAAAGGCAATTTTACGCCCAATGTTTTCATCAAATTGTTTGGGGTCAATACAGCCAGATTTACCAATCACGGTATAGCCACTTTTTAAAGTCAAGGCACACACCGTGCAGGTTTCGCCAAAGCGGGCATATTCTTCCTTGTCAATCAAGGCTTGCAAGTCTTCTTGGGTAATTTTGGTCATTTTAATCTCCAAAGGTTAAATCACATTTTCAAACAAGAAACCACACGCACCGCCCACGACAGCAGCTTTGCGAATGTCGGTATAACGCACATACTGCACCTTACCGCCTTCGCCATCATATCTGTCCACGACAGGCAACCCACGGCGACGGAAAGTATAGCCAAACGCAGGTACGCCCTCATCATTACCGCTTGGTACTTGGTCTGGGCGGACAATCAGACTGGCAAAATTACCCCAAATCGGTTTGGTTTGCTTATTGCCCACTGGGATTGATACCGCATTACCGATGAGAATTTCATCTAGCTCTAACAGCTCTTTGAGCGTGGCAACATTGAGCAGTGGCTTATTGGCACTATCGCTAATCAGCGAGCGAAGTTTGGCACTTCGGCGGATTTGGGTATAGACCTGACCGCTTAGTACGAGCGTCTTTGGGGTTACGCCTGTTGCACTTCGCACCTGCTCTTTGGCATCGTCAATGATGGTCTGAATGTCGGCATCGTCTGCTGTCCACTTGGCGGACGCAAAGTCCTTGCTGTGAGCATTGGCATAGACCGATTTTGTTTGGATAAGGCGAGCAATTTCAGCCTCTTGGCGAAGTTGTACACCTTGGGTGACACGGCGGGTGGCTTTGGCGTGTTCGTCAAATTGGCTCTCGTGCTGTTCACGGTAGTCCACGCCTACGGCTAAGTCGTGTTCTTCTAGCACCACAGGCATTGTCGTGGACTTGTCTAGCGTGATGATGTTGCTGGCTGCACCAACCGCTCGCTCGGTCTCATATTCCACCAGCGACCCTTTGCCAAAAATCGGCACTTTAATGCCTTCTTTATCGGTATAAACCACAGGCATAATCTGCTCGCCAATAAAATCCGACTGCATATAGCCTAGGGCAAGATTGGTTAAAACTTCGTCTTTGCCACGCAAGTTTTGTAAATGTGTTGCACTCATCATATACTCCTAAAATTATTTTAAAATTAAGCCGTGCGGCGGGCAGCTTCTTCATAACTGATGTTTTCGGATTTCATCAAGGCGACCGCTCGCTCGTGGTGGGACATATTTTCGCTAAAATTGACCGTGCTTTTGGTAACTTTGTCGGTCAAATGTGAATGCTGTTTTGGCAAGTTGCCCAAAAATTCTTTAAAGGCGACCGCCAATGGCTTTTTGTCATCGCCTTCGCCAAAGTCAGCGGTGGTGTCGTTTGGAAATTCGGCAAAGTTTAACACTTGGGTCAATAGCTCCTTATCACAGGGCTTAATCTTGCCGTCTTTGACAAGGCTCTCAGCAAAATTGGCATTGACGGTATTTGCCACATCTCGCTCTTTTTTGGCTTGAAGGGCTTTAAACTTGGCAAGTTCGGCTTCGGCTTTTTCGGCTCGTGCCAGTGCTTCGGTTACATCTTGATTCATTGTATTCTCACTTTGGTTGCTTTGGGTTGGGGTGGAATTTAGGTCATCGGATTTGCCATCGCCATCAGTATTGGTTTTTGGTTGAGTGTTGGTGTCCACGCTTGGATTTACTGTGTCAGCTTGATTTGTAGGAGCTTCACTAAAATTAAAAAATCTGGCAAAGACGCTCTTAATATCAAAGACAAGTTTTTCACTCTCGGACAGCTCACCAAAACTGACAACACCGTCGCTATTATCATTAAAGCTGACAGGCGATAAGCCTTTGACCGCAGGGGGTAAAGCCCCTAGAAACCCAATGTGGCGTAAATACCAGTTATCAGGCTTAGGATTGCTTGGGTGTTTGGGTGGGTAGAAGCTGGCGGAGAGTTTCTTATAACGACCTTGTTTAACCAAGTCCACAAAGCCTGCGTCCATTTCGCCAAACTGGGCATACAGTTTGTCGCCTTTGGCGGATAGGGATTTGACCCAGCCATAAGCAGGGGCGTTATCGTCTGGATGTCCGATGACGATGGGGGCTTCGTGAAAGCTCGGATTGTAGCCCTTTGCAATGGCATTAAGGTCGTCAGGCGTGATGGTAACTTCTTTGCCTGAGTTATCGGCTCGTGTGCCAGCGATAAAGATTTCGTGTTGTATGGTTTGCATAACAAAATCCAATGTAATTTTGGGCTATTATGCAAGAATTTGAGGGATTGGTCTTTTAAAGCGTTTTAAGAAATTCGGTGGGAGATTTAAGGATTTTACTAGGATTTGAAAATGGGCGATTTTAGGGGGCTATTTTGGGGCTTTTAGGGCGTATTTGGGGTGGTGTGGGGATTTGGTGGGATAAGGGCGTTAAAAGCGGTTTTGACCGTTTTTGACCGCCTTTTGTGGGGCGTTTGGATAACATCAATCGTCCCACAAGGAGAATTGGCGGGTATTAAACTCAAATTGGCGTTGTTCTTTGATAATGGCGTAAATGCGTTGCAAGGTTACACCATACTTTTTGGCAAGGACTTCGTGGTTGTCGCCTGTGAACTCATCATAGATTTGGCGGTTACGGCGGGCGGCTTTGCCAGAGATGTTTTTGGGAATGTACAAATTCTCACCGCCAAACTCATCAAGCACGGTGTCGGTGCTTTCTTCTGCGACCGTGAGTGCCTGATGACTTGTCATGCCCTGACGGATTAGGGCGTGATAGATGATGTCATAGAGGGCTTGACTAAATTCGTGTTGGCGGGATTTGCTCATTTTGGCTTCCTTTGGTTAAGTGTTGGTTTGGTTTTTATACCCGTTTACGCCAGTTTTTTAGGCGTTCTATGACATTGCTGGCTTGCTCACCACTCAAATCATCTATGGCGGTTTGGGTTTGATTTTTGATATAAGTTGCCAATGCTTGCTCACTCTCATTTCTAACCGCTCCCAATGCGTGTAAATCCAGCCACAGATGGCGGATAAGTTTGATTTGTTGTTCTATGTCAAGACTTGCCTTATCGTCTATGGGCTTTGGGTCTTTTTTCTTGTGCGTTACCACAAACCCAAGCTGTTTTAACCTTGTCAATACCTTGTTTAATTCATAGATATTCATCGCTTTGGTGCTGTCTTTGCCAGTCATTGCCACAAGAAGCGAGCGGTAGGTATCGTCATCTAGGCACAGTTTACTTTTGCCGATATGGATAAGCTGAATGAGTTTGGGCTTATTTAAGGCACCTCGTTTGGTTTTATATTGGCTCATTTAATTTTCCTTAATGGGTAATGATAAGCAAGGCTTGCCCCTGCTTATCATTTGGGCTTGGTGGGGTTAATTGACAGCATCTCTTAGCCCTTTGCCCGCTTTAAACGATGGGACTTTTTTGGTGGGTACTTGGATTTTTTCGCCTGTTTGGGGGTTACGGCCTGTACGGGCTTTTTGGGTTTTGACAGCAAACGAGCCAAAGCCCACCAGATTGATTTCGCCACCTTTTGCCAGTTCGTCTTTAATGCTACCCAGCACCGCATTGACCGCATTCTCGGCTTGTTTTAGGGGCAAGCCGTCTAGTTTGTCATAGACAGATTTAACGAGTTCTTGTTTGTTCATAATATGTTACCTTTTAAAGTTGGTCTTTTGGGACAATGACAAGGCGACCAACGCTTGCCATTGTTTTGCTCTTTTGTTTTTAGGGGGGATTAAAGATTGGCAAAATCAAGGCTAATCTGCTGATATTTGCCGTATTCATCTCGTTCATAAAACCGCATATACTCTTTTGATGAGATGACTTGGGTGGCATCACTGATGGCGGTCATTGCTTTTTGCCATTTGTCATCAACGATGTTAAGACTACGCAAGGATAGCACTCGGCGGATGTTAATTTTGCCTTCTTTATCCACTGCAAAGGCGTTATCAATGATGGCTTTGATGTTGTCGTTGCTGTCGGCTGTCCACTCACGCAGACATTCGTCAATCAAGGATTTGGCAACTTGCAGGCGTTCGTCAAACACAAGGTTATCTTGGATAGCAATTTGTACTTTGTATTTGCCGTCAAAACTCATTAAAGACACATTGCCCTTTTTACCGCCAATATGAGTATCGTATTCTTGGGCGGAGAGTTCCACAAAGTTGTGAAATTCAGCAAAAAACTGCTCTTTTACCGCCCGCATTTGAATTTGTAGGCTTAGGGCTTGCCCCACAAGATTGATGACGGTTTCGTCTCTTAGCTTGTCAATTTCCTTGATTTTATCAAGGGGGATAAGGTGTCCCTTGTCGTTTAGGCGGTAGCCTTCGGGAATTGGGGTTTTTTCGGTCATAAAATGCTCCGTTGGGGTTAAGTTAATTCAAGATAACGATATTGCAAGGTGTGAGCGGTCATAAACAGTCGCATTTTTAGCAGGTTATCGTCATTGTCTTGGTTGAGTTTGAATAAATCATCTTTGGCGGTCATAATCGCCGTTGCCAGTTTTTCTTTGTCAAGCTCGCCATTTTTGATTAGGATTTGCAAGGCTTCATCTAGCATTAGCATACCCAGCGAGTTTTTGGCATCGGTATTATCATCAATGTGCAAAATCATTGGCATAACACGCTCCTAAACTATCAGCGTAAACACCAAGCCAATCGCCAGTACAATCACGGTCAAGATAAGCAAGGCAATCCACGCAGACTGGCGGTCTTGACGGTATTGCATACGCACAATGTCCATATCCATTTGTGCCAAACGCTTTTTTTCGTGTTGTAGCCATAGGTATTCAGATACTGATAGGGCTGGGTGTTTGTCTTTGGATTTTTGAGTGTTCATTTTTGCTCCTTAAATACTTTTGATAATATCACTGTCTACTTTATCAAAACCCAAATAAACGGTTTCATTCATAGCGTGGGCGACAAGATTGTTTACCGCTAGGGGATAGAGCAGGCTATGCTCGTGCGTGCCAGCTTTGGTGCGAGATTTGACAGTTAGGCGTTCGCTTATCGCATCAAGGGCGGATTGGTCTAGGATTTGACTGATGTCGCCACCTGCTCGCTCAAATTTGTGCTTTAAATAACCTGCTAATTTACCGTCCGTTAAAGGTTCTAAGGTGGCAATCTCACAGCGTTGTACCACTTCACGCACCGTAGGGTTGTTTTCAGCCAGTTTGGTGGCAAGCTCAGTTTGCCCAATCAGCACAATCCCAAGTAAGCGGTCAAAGCCCGCCTTTAATTCATAAAAGCGTTTTAAATGCTTTAAGGTAGGAATGGGCAAGCCGTGAGCCTCCTCAATGACAATCAGGTGGCGATTGCCCGCCTTGTGGCTTTCGGTCAGAGCCTTATGGATTTGACGAAAGCGAGCTTCTGGGCTTCTTTTGGGCTTTTCACTTGGGGCAACCGCTTCTAGGATACTTTCTGCAATATGCACAGATTTTAAGGTTTTGCCCTTAATGTCATTGTCTTCCATTGCCAGTACATAAGGCTGGGTGATGATGACAGGTTTACTGTCCTTAAAAAGTCGGTCGTGCAAATCTTCACGCAAGGTAGATTTGCCCGCACCGCTCTCGCCAATGACCGCCACAAATCCGCCGTTACTTGCCACATCATACAGGCGTTCACGGATGTAGCGGACATCATTGGATTTAAAAATATCGTCCGATGAGCGAATTTCATCATCAAATGGGTCTTTGGTAAGCCCAAAATGACGGCGAGTTTGTGGGTTTAGGGTGGATTTTCTAAGTAGCATAAGCTCGTCCTTATCTTGACTTATGGGGGTTTTGGGGTTTTCGGTCTGGGTCAAAATGCTTGGCACGCTGACCCCATTTTTTACAAAATAATTGGCAAGATTTGCCTTAAATTGTTTGGTATTTTTGCTTGGAAACACACCGTGAACCACAGCATTGACAAGGGCAGTTTTGCTGATGCCAAGCTCATTTGCCACGGTCTGATAAGATTTTCCAAGCTCGTTAAAGGCGGTTTTCATCACAAGTTTCCTTTACGCAATTTTTAAAATCTGTTTAAAAGTGGACTCTTCACACAGCTCATTAAACACATCATCAAGACCACTTTGCACAATACCGCTTGGATAGCGTTCTTGTAGTACCTTGACCGACAAACTCCAATCCGCCCCGAGTGCTTCTAAGCGTGGTTTTAGTTGCTTGGCGATGTCCACTTTGGATAACACAGGCTCGGCAATCATTCTCTCATAGCGACTTTGCTCCACGCTCTGTACGCCTTTTTTGGGCATATACAGCGTATTGTCATTATCCAGCACGGTGTCATTGTGCTTGTACGGGTCAAGTTTGCCGTCAAAGGGCAGGGCTTTAGCTTTGCGTTTGGCTTCGGCTTGTTCCAGCGTGTCCGCTCCCATGGCGATTTTTTGAAGTTCTTTGGCGTGGGTTTGGGCTTTGGTGTCATTGTGAGCCTTATAGCCTTGACCCACGATGACGGCATTTTCACGAAAGCCCATTTCATCAAAGACCACTTCTGGCACAGCCACCCAGTTCTCACTTGTGCCATCTGCTGTCGGCACGCACACCCTAGCACCGTCCACTTCCCACGGATTTTGGGCGACTAGGATTTTTTGTCCGACGAGTACAGGCAATGCCGAGACATCGTACACCTTGCCCTTGTAGCGAATTTCAAGCTCTGGGGTGACTTTGGCTTCTTTTGGCACAGACAAAGCAAGCGATTTGCAATACTCGGCAGGTGGGGCAATGACAAGCTCGTCTGATTTTATCTTTTGCCACGCACGATAGCGGGTTAAACCGTGCCGTGAATGAATGGCTTGGCTATTAAAATAGCGTAGCCACTTATCGCACAGGGCATTTAGGGTATCAATGTCATTCACTTCCACAAACTTTAAGCCACTCTCAAAATGCGTCTCCACAATGTCGTTGGCTTTTTCCACTTGCCCTTTGGCTCGTGGGTTATTAGGTTTGTTGATTTGCACCACCACATCTAGGGCTTGGCACAGGGTCTTAAAAGCGGAGCTGGTGTTAGCCGAACCAGGGTCTAGCATGACCATCTTTGGTACGCCACGGATAGGGTCTTTGCCAATGTCAGCCTTTGGCGACATCATACGAATAAAAAAGTCGCACAAATTTGCCGAAGTCTCTCCACCAAAATAATAATGACAATACACCGCTCCGCTCGTATGGTCTGTGCCTGTATATCGCCACACACGGTCATTGATGATTTTGACAAGATTGCTTGGCTTATTCTTGTAGAACTCATCGTGGCTTGCGACACGCAGTCCTGTATCTTTACCTGCTCGTGGCAGGTAGTACAAAATGCACAGACTGGGGTCAATTTGCCACAGATGATTGGGGTGCAAAGACTTCATGGATACCACAGGGGCAGGCTCTAACAGTTGGTCAGGGTGCAGATGATAGGCTTTTAGACCACGCACAATCGCCCCCACCGACAATGCTGTGCCGTCTGTGTGGCACGCCTGTATCATACCGTTAGCACGAAGCATTGTTACCGCTCGCTCCACCGTCATAATGCGTTTGCCATTTTTTCGCATACCCTCCATCACCACGCTACTGATGAGCTTGGCATCGTCAAGGGTCAAAGTCATCTCGCCTTTGTCGCTTCTTGCCTTACGGGTGGGCTTGACCGCCACGCTTTCTAGCTTGCGATACAAGGTAGAAACACTCATACCCAGTTCATCGGCTTTGGTTTGTAGATAGCTTGACTTTTCGCCACGCCCTAAGCTCTCGGCAGTTTTGGCGATTTCGCTTAGGTGTTCTATCAAAGCTGGGTTTGGGACTGTATTGTCGGTTGCCATTGTTTTGACCCTTATGATTGTTGTGCCAATGATTAAACTTCATCATCTTCATAATCAAATGGCAAAGGCACATCTTGCTCGTTCTGTGTTTGGACATCATCGTCATCAGTCAACCAAACAGGGACTTCGCCTGTTGGAGCGTCCGTTGGGAGTAGGTATTGCCCACGCAGGATTTCACAGTCTAGGATAAGCTGATTGATAGCACCCACCATCAAGGCGGTATGGTCGCTTCCATGTGCTTCTTTATGGGCAACAAAGCCATCAAAAATATCTTTTAGCTTGCTAATCTCGGAGCGAGCTGACACTTCTGCACTTGCTAGTTGTGCGGATAATTCTTTGGCAACATCGGCAGGCTTTGGCTGTTTGTTTTTATTTTTGGCGAGTTTTTCAGCAAGCTCGTCAATCTTGGCATTTTTCTCGCTCATCACCTTGTCTTTGGCTTTGCTGTCTTCACGAGCTTCACGCAGGGCTAGGCGTAGCTCTTTGATGGTCATTCTGTCCACATCGTCCAGCGTATTACCGTTAATATCGCCACCTTCGGCAAGCTCCACCAAAGTCTCATCATCTTCCACCAAAAGCTCAAGCAGTTTGGATTTGCCAAGCCCAATCAGCTTAGGCTGGGCTTTTTGCATTTGTGGCGTGGCAAAGCGTTGGGTTGCTCTAATAAGCCTTGCGGTTTCAGAGCCTTTAATACCAAACTCAGTCTCTACAATCTCACGAAAACGACCGTGTTGGGTATGTTCTTTTAAGACAATTAACGCCTTACCAAGCTCAAACATACCCTCCAAGGTTTTGACAACCGCTTGGCGACCTCGTTCAATCCAAGTGGCTTCGTTATACACCTCGCCATTACCCCATTGCTCCATCACCTGCATACTGTGCAGGGCTTGTTGGTTGATGACATCAGCGGTAATGACTTCTACACTTTCAATTTCACTCATTTTTTAATACCTTTTGCTTTGGTTAATTTTCAAATGTGCCGACATCGGCACATTTGCCTAATATCCGATACCGACATTGCGTTGGATTTCGTCCATTCTTGCTTTGAGCCGTTCGTGCTGTTTGCGATAATTTTCAGCGATTTGCAGGGTGCGGATAGAGTAGGCATAGTTGCCATTGTCCAGTTTTTGCACCAAGCCTTCACTGATTAAATCTGCCAAATCACGGCTGACTTGGGTGGGGCTAAATCCTAAGTTGTCGGCAATCTCTTTATTGCTAATCCCAATCAAGGGGTGGTTATGCAATGCCTTAAAAACTTGCAGGATACGAGTGCCTTTACCGCTCATCAGCATTCTCCTGTTTTAAACCAAGCTCAACGGCGATTTTGTGAGCTTTACCATAATTAGCTTGGATTGAACCATTCAAAATACGGCTGACATAGGTTGGGTCATACTCACGAGCTTCGCACCAAGATTTGATGGTTTCGCCACGCTTTTTGAAACTTTCTTTCACTTTTTGGGCGTTTGGCATATCTACTCCGAATGTTTTGTGATAGAATTACAAAACTAACAATATTTAAACAATATTGATTAAATTTCGTTTATGTCGCCTATTTTATACGAATATTTGTTCGTATTCAATAGTTTTTTGGAATTTTTTTTCGTATGAAAGACAGAATCAGAGAAGAAAGGGAAAGGCTTGGATTTACACAAGCTCAATTTGCAGGCATTGGCAAAGTTACACCACGCTCACAGCAGAACTACGAAACCACCGAGCGTAAGCCTGATGCAGATTATTTGGCGGAAATTGCCAAGATTGGAGCAGACATTACCTATATCGTAACAGGGCAACGCATCCAAAACAGCGTAAACGAACTGGACAGCAAGTTATTGAGTGCATTTCGTAGTGCCAACCCAAGCGTACAAGCGTTCGTGTTGCAAGGGTTGGGCATTCAAACAGAACAGACAAAAGACACACCCGCCACCACCTTCCAAAACACCATTCACGGTTCGGTTGGGCAACAAGTTAATAACCCGCAAGGCACAGTTACGCTTGGCGACATTGCTATGCCATAGGGTTGTATGGAGTATGTGTTGTGAAAAATGAATTTTACGGCAATATAGGGCAATTGGTTCAGGCAGGGACGGCAAATGTCAGCGTCAATGCCACAGGCGAGAGCGTTTGGCAAATGTTTGGGCGTTGTAGTGATGATGAAATTTTGCAAATCAAAGAACAAGTGCAAAATGAAATAGTCGCTCTTAAACATAAAGGTTTGCAATGTGGACTGTCTGGTCTTTTTGTAATCCTGACTTATGCTGGCTTATTTTATTTTGATGTTTACCAACGAATTTTAGGTGTTCACAGTGTATGGGGAATGGGTTTAGCAGTGCTTTGCCTTGTGGCTTGGGTTACGACTATGGGTAATGCCATCAAATATGACATTAACCCACAAATAGACAAGCTCAAAAAAGACTGCGAATGCCTAGACGACATTCTAAGATACCGAAAATACCTACTTTCAGCCAACAACCATTCAAGTGACAAGGATTTACAATGAAAAAATTCACACTTCTACTGCTACCCCTAGCACTCATCGCCTGTGGCGAACCTAGCACCGACACCACCAAAGAGCCTACCACTACCGCTCCGAGTGTGGAGAAAGCCGAATCGTCAGCCAACTCCACAGCCACTCAGTCTGCTCTGACTGATGATGAATATAAAAAGCAGTTGGACAGCCTGACCGATGGCGTACCATATAAGCTAAGTGGCGATGGTGTTGTCATTTTTGAAAATGTGTCAGACATGATGACAGCCTTTAACAACTATCAGCACGAGGGGCAATTCAAAGTATTGGGCGAAAACCCCGTACACTTGGAACTTTATGACTTAAATACCCAAACCAACACCCAAGATAATCTGACATACGACCAACATAAAGCCTTACTCTATGGTATTTATAAACCGTTTACCTACACCAGCATAGATAAAATCACTGTGAGTGCTGGCGTAAAAGATATGAAAGACCCAAGTAAAGTCATTGTCAAACCGATGACATTAACCGTTACCAAAGAGCAAGCCCTAAAAGCATTGCAAGCCCACACTGATGCCAAAGATTTTAAAGATTTGGTTGCTGATACCAATGCTGATTTTGTAGTAAAAGGTTATTCAGGCTCTAAGTTGAGTGAGGTGCTTTATAAAAATGAAGTGCAAAAAGCAATTATTGATGAGTTAAAATAGCCAAAAAAACAAGCCCCCAAGCGTAAACTTGGGGGCTTTGGCTATCTAGTAGCTCTGTCCATATCATACCAACAAGACTTGTTTTTGGCAAGTCTTTTTTTGTTGTCATCAAACCGTCCACCCAAGCAATTTTTAAAACGCTTTAAAGGACTTATCACATTCATCTTGGCATAATGCTCCAAAAATCTTAAGGAGTTTTTATGACCATTGTACTTACTGCTGGACATTCTCATCTTGACCCTGGTGCGGTCAATGGCTTAGCTCGTGAAGCAGACATCGCTGTTGATATGCGTAACATCATCAGCCATATCTTGCGAACAGATTATGGCTTAACCGTCAAAACAGACGGCTTGAACCGTACAAACCTACCATTAAAAGAAGCCATCAAGCTCATTCGTGGGGCAAAACTTGCCATCGAATTTCACTGCAACGCTGCTACGAATAAAACCGCCACAGGCATTGAAGCACTAACCATCACCAAAAACAAAACGGCTGCCCAAGCCTTGTGTCAATCAGTTGCCAATATTACGGGTTGGCAACTGCGTGGCGATAAAGGCTACAAGCCAGACAATGCAGGTCAGCATTCACGCCTAGCCTACGCTCAAGCAGGTGGTATTATTTTTGAACCATTTTTTATCAGCAATGATAAGGATTTAGCTACTTGGTATGCCAAAAAATGGTTGATTTGCCGTGCCATTGCTACCGCCATTGTAGATTTGGTCAGCGTACGAGGTTGATAATGGCAAGGTTGATTGATTTATTTACCAACCCCCAAACAGGACGGCTGTCGCACACCCGCCTTTGGGCAAATGTGGCAAGCCTGATTGCCAGCGTTCAATTTGTGCGATTAAACACCACCGACTGGCAATTATGGCTGGTTTATTTGGGCTCAGTTGGCGGTTATGCGGTTGCTCGTTGTCTGATTGCACAGGGCAACCACGCCCCACCCACCAAAGGAGAGAGCCTGTGAGCGACACCATAGACCAAGCCCAAATACAAAGTGAGCTGATTTTGGAGCATCAAATCAGACAAGCGACCCAAAAGACAAGTCTACCCACCCGCACCCATTGCATTGACTGTGATGAACCCATTCCGCTTTTAAGACAACAAAAAGTCGCAGGTTGTCAAAGGTGTGTAGCGTGCCAAACCCAGTTTGAAACCCAAAAAGTAAGGGGGCAATAAGTGGATAAGACTTTTATTAGCATTGATTTTTGGCAACTGGTCGGCTTTTTATTATCATTTTTAGGGGTGTGCTGGGGTTTTGGCAAAATGCTCCTTGCTCAGTTTCAAGCCCAGCAAGACGAACGCCAAAAGATGCAAGACAAATTATCCGACAAGGTTGAGCATTTAGAAACCCTATTTGCCGAGCAAAAAGCCGTCCTGCCCGAAAAATTTGTCCTACGAGAAGATTATATCCGTAACCAAGCCGTCCTAGAAGCCAAAATGGACAGCATTCAAAAGACCTTGACCGACCTGTACAAAATGGAGAGCCAAAGACAATGAACGAAACAGCACGCCGTGGTGGTATGCGTTGGCATATCATCAACACCCTGCACAAGGCTCGCCCCTACACCACCAGCGAGATTTTTTTGCTGGATGTGATGCGGGGGATTTATGCCGACATTACCGCCTTAGAACTTCGTCAGCAACTTGAATACTTATCCAATGCCAGCTTTATCCAACTCACCAAACAGCCCAATGGCGTATGGTATGCCGACTTGACTTATCAAGGCGTGGACATTGCCGAGTACACTACCGATTGTCCGCTGGGTATTGGACGACCTGAAAAATACTGGCAATCTTAGGGGGCGGTATGGCACAAAGAAGCAGTGTGGAAAAACTTCCCACCGATGTCCGCCACGAATTAGAACGCAAACTTGCTGAAAATGGCTTTGGCAACTATACCGAACTTGCCGACTGGCTAAAATCACAAGGCTATGAAATCAGCCGAAGTGCTGTTCATCGCTACGGCTCAAAGGTGCAAAAACGCTTTGCCAGTATCAAAGCAAGCACCGAGGCGGCAAGGCTGATTGCAGAAGGTGCGTCTGATGAGGGCGACACTCGTTCAGAAGCGTTGGTGGCAATGGTTCAAACAGAGCTATTTGAGGCGATGATTGAGATTGGCGACATTGCTGATTTGAGTGCAGTTGAACGATTTAATATGATTGCTAAGGTTTCCAAAAATGTTGCCAGTCTCACCTCAGCCAGCACTCGCCTTAAAAAATTCCAGTCCGAACTCAAAGACAAAATGGACAAAGCCTTTGAAAAATTAGAAGCCCAAAGCAAACAAGGCACACTTGACGAACACACCCTAAAACGCATTCGCACCGAAGTGTATGGACTGATTGGTTAAAAGGTTGGTTAAGCAAAATGACAAAGTCCACAAACGGTAAAGACCCTGCGATTATCCTATATCCCTACCAGCAAAAATGGTTAAATGATAACAGTCGTTTTAAAGTTGGTATGTTTGCACGCCAAACAGGGAAAACTTTTACCACCACGCTTGAAATCGTACTGGATTGCTTGGACAAAGAAAGCAAAGGACAAAAGGCTCGTTGGGTTATCCTATCAAGGGGCGAACGCCAAGCCAAAGAAGCGATGAACGAGGGTGTCAAAAAGCACCTTGAAGCCTTTGGTATGGCGTGTGAAGTCCTAGAAGTGCCGTTTGATAACACCACCAACGCCCTTGAAGTCATCTTAGCAGGCGGCAGTAAAATCACCGCCTTACCCGCCAATCCTGACACCGCTCGTGGTTTTAGTGCCAATGTCTTTTTGGACGAATTTGCCTTTCACGCTGACAGCCGTGCCATCTGGAAAGCCCTGTTTCCTGTCATCAGTGCAGGGTTTAAACTGCGTGTGGTCTCCACCCCAAACGGCAAGGGCAACAAATTTTATGAGTTGATGACTGATTTGAATAACAAGGCGTGGTCTCGCCATACCGCTGACATTTACACCGCTGTGGCGGATGGCTTGCCACGAGACATTGATGAACTAAAAGAAGGTTTAAATGATGATGACGCTTGGCAACAAGAATACGAGCTCAAATGGCTGGACGAAGCGTCCGCTTGGCTCTCGTACGATTTGATTGACGGCGTAGAACACCCCAATGCTGGCGATATTGACAATTACACAGGTGGGGCGTGCTTTGTCGGTGTGGACATTGGCATTCGTAATGACTTGTTTGTGATTTGGGTCATTGAGCAAGTGGGCGATGTGTTTTGGACAAGGCAGATTATCGCAAGACAAAGGATTAGCTTCGCCGAGCAAGATGCCCTGCTTGATGAAGTGTTTGACCATTACCGTGTCGTCAAATGTTGTATAGACCAGACAGGACTTGGGGAAAAACCCGTAGAAGATGCCAAGTTTCGTTATGGGTCAAGCCGTGTGGAAGGGGTGATTTTTAGCAGTTCCACCAAGCTAATCCTTGCCACCACAGGCAAGCAAGCCTTTGAAGACAAGCGAGTGCGTATCCCAATGGGCGACACCGCCCTTAGAGCCGATTTGCACAAACTTAAAAAAGTAACTTCCCCCACAGGCACGCCAAGATTTATTGCCGAAAGCGACAACAGCGGACACGCCGACCGTGCTTGGGCGTTGTTTTTGGCTCTGTATGGAGCAAGCAACGACACAGGAATAGTGCGAGTAACCAGCCGAAACCCTAAAAAGAAAAGCAAACTCACCCAAGGATTTTAAATGACAAACCAAACCCAAGCCCCCAAACTGGACAAAAAAGAACTCACAAGCCAAATCGCCACCGCCCATCGCTATTTTGGGTTATATGGATTTAGCCAAATTTTGCCAAATCCTGATATTATTCTAAGACGACTGGGGAAATCCAGCTTGTCTGCGTATCGTGAATTGCTCATTGACCCCATTGTAGCAGGGGCGGTACGCCGTCGTAAGGCAAGTGTGGCGGGCTTAAATTACCGCCTTGATAGTGATTTGTCTGACAAACAGCAAGCCGTCATAGACCAGATTTTTGACAGCCTAGACACTTATGGGCTGATTGGACAGATTTTAGAGGCGGTGTTGTATGGCTACCAACCCATTGAAGTGATTTGGCAGTTTAAAAATGGTGTTTGGATACCTGTCAAACTCATTGCAATCCCCCAAGAATGGACAGGCTTTGACGTCAATGGCGAGCTTTTGCTGATTGACGGCATTACCAAAACCACACCGCCACCCTTTAAAATTCTTTGCCCGACCAATAACGCCACCTTTGTCAATCCTTATGGCACAGCCGAGCTGTCTTGCGTGTATTGGGCGTGCGTCTTTAAGCGTGGCGGTTTAAAGTTTTGGGCAGAGTTTGCCGAAAAGTTTGGCTCGCCTTGGATTATCGGACACGAGCCTCGCTCCAATACTGATGATGATACCAATAAACTCCTTGACGCCCTAGAAGACTTAATGGGCAATGCGGTGGCGACAATCCCCAACGACAGTTCTGTTGAAATCAAAGAAGCCACAGGCAAAACAGGCTCATCACAGGTGTTTGACGACTTTATCCGTTATTGCCGTAGCGAGATTAACATCGCCTTACTGGGTCAAGACCAAACCACCGAAAAAGACACAAGCCACGCCAGTGCAATGGCAGGACTTACCGTTACAAAAGACATTCGTGATAATGATTGCCGAGTGGTGGAGAGCTGTTTTAATACGCTTTTGGCGTGGATTTGTGAGCTGAATTTTCACAAGGTAAGTCCACCCAAATTTGTGCTATATGAAGACGAGGTGGGTGACAAAACTCTAGCAGAGCGAGACCAGATTTTGACCGCTCTTGGCGTGTCGTTTACCCAAAGCTATTATGAGCGGGCGTATAATCTATCAGCCGATGAATTTACCCTAAATGCCAAGCCAATGCCTACAAACACCACACAAGCCACCCTCAATTTTAGTGAAAAATCCTTCGCGCCAGAGGGCGATTTGTCTGACAAATTGGCGATAGGCGTGCCAAGTGATGATGATTTGGCCACCCAAGCGGTGCAAATACTGGGCGATTTTGCCAGTTTGGACAGCGTCAATTTAGACAATGAAACCGCTCTTTTGGAACAATTAGCCAGTCTTTATCCCAAAATGAACATTGACGAGCTTCAAGACAAGCTGACCCAAATGCTGTTTATCGCTGACACACTCTCACGGCTACAAACCCAAGAAGAAATGGGGTTAAATTAAGATGAATAGCATTGATAAACTCACAAACAAAGAACTAAAAGCTCTGTTTGATATGCCACCTGAGCGAGCCATTGAGCATTTAAAATCCAAAGGCTTACACATCGGTTGGGACTGGACGGACACGCACGCCCTTGCTCACGCACGAAGTTTCACAGTAGCCAAAATGACCGCTCTTGATATGCTCTCCGCCACCAAAAAAGCGATAGAGCAGGCAATGACGGACGGCACGGGCTACAAGGGCTTTGAAAATACCATTAAGCCCTATTTGATAAGTCAGGGCTGGTGGGGTGAAACGCTGGCAAGAAATCCCAAAACAGGTCAGACAGAACAAGTCAAATTAGGGTCAAATCGCCGTCTTAGAACCATTTATCACACCAATCGCCGAACGGCTGTGATGACCGCCAAATACGAGCGAATGAAACAGGCGGCAGACACCCACCCTTATTGGCAATATTCCGCTGCCCTAGACCGCCGTACCCGTCCAAGCCACTCGGCAAGACACGGAGCGGTCTATGCCCACGATGACCCCTTTTGGTCTCATTCTTATCCACCAAACGGCTTTGGTTGCCGATGCACTGTCAAAGCAATCACGACAAAACAAGCCGAAAAGGTGGGCATTACACAAAGCAGTGATGAGCGAATTTTAGGCGAAAATGGCTTTGGTGGCTCTCCTGTGGCAAGTCATTTGTTTGATAAACTTTGGTATGACAAAGCCAAACAAGCCCTAGGGCAAAAACACGCTCTGCAAGAGATTGCCAAAGATATGGCAAGCGATGTGCGAGTGGCGGGGTTTTTGGCGTGGGTGAGACAAAGTCAAATCAATGGGCAAGTACAGGGGCGAACTTACGGGGTGGGCGTGTTGCCCCAAAAGTCCTTTGAAAAACTGGCAGAGAAAGAAGGGCTTGACTTGGATGAGCTATCGCCTGTGGTGGGTTTTCGTGATAAGGTTATTACAGGTCGTAAAAATACACGGCACACCGCCCACAATGACGCATTGGACGAAGTGGCGTTAGAGAAAATTGTAAGAGAGTTTGGCAAGCCAGATTGGGAGCTTTGGGACACCCAAAATAACAATGTATTGCTTGTTTATAAAATGTCTGATGATAAAGTGATTAAGCTGACGGTGCAGATGACCAAGAATGGGGCGGAAGTGATAAGTGGATTTTATCAAGATTTAAACAGCATTAAAGGGTCTATTGATGGCAATGTATTTGCCAAAATCCAATAAAAATTCTGCAACTTTGACGGACTCGAACCGTAACCGAACTGGCACACCTAAGTGTGTTACTCCCCCCGCCCACGCAGGACTCGTTGCAGAATATCTACATTATACCAAACTTAGGAAACTTTGCCAATGCTCATTATCAACCTAGACGACAGCCAAGCCCAAAGCACTTTGGCTCAATTACTAAGAAATGCCAGCAATAGCCGTGTCATTATGCAAGGACTTGCCACAGAATTAGAGACAATGACTGCTGACAACTTTGAAAATGAAGCCTTTGGTGGACAGGCGTGGGTGCGTAAAGCCTTTGGTAATGGCAAAACCTTGACCAAAACAGGCGAACTAAAAGACAGTATTACAAGCAGTGCCACAACTCACACAGCAAGCATTGGCACGAATATGATTTATGCCCGCATTCATCATTTTGGTGGCACAATCACACCAAAACAAAAATCCCATCTTGTTTTTGCCACACCAAACGGCTTTGCAAAAGTCAAATCAGTTACACTACCCGCTCGCCCATTTTTACCCATTTCCCCAGACGGACAACTGCAAAGCGATGGCGACAGACGGCTAATAGAAGTCGCTTTATCCGCCCTGATATCTGGCACCTAA